AAGTTATTGAAAGTGCTAATAATTTTCGCAAAAAGCATTTTGGCAACGATGTACGTACTCGTGATGCTAATTATGATTTTGGTACAAATCCTTGTTCAGAAATTATTCTTAGACCCTATCAATTTTGTAATTTAACAGAAGTTATTGTACGCCCTAACGATACTCTTGAAACTCTTAAAGTTAAAGTTCGCAATGCTACTATTTTAGGTACTATTCAATCTACTCTTACTAAGTTTAAATACTTAAATAAAAAGTGGCAAAAGAACTGTGAAGATGAACGTCTACTTGGAGTTTCATTTACTGGTATCTTTGATAATGAAATTATGAATGGTAAAAAGAGTAATATAGTCTTAGCTAATACTCTTGAAGAACTTCGTAAAGAAGCTATTAAGACTAATATTGAATGGGCAGATAAATTAGGTATTAATGTATCGGCTGCTATTACTTGTGTTAAGCCTTCAGGTACATCATCAGCTCTTAACGGTACATCAAGTGGTATTCATCCACGTCATTCAGAATATTATGTACGTTATGTTCGTAATGATATTAAAGATCCTGTAACAGATTTCCTTAAAAACGTAGGCGTTCCGTGGGAAATAGATAGCTACGATCCTAATCAAGTATGCTTTAAATATCCTATGAAGTCACCTGATGGTGCCATAGTACGTAAAGATCTTGGCGCTATTGAACATCTCGAACTTTGGAAAATGTATCAAATTCATTGGTGTGAGCATAAGCCGTCAGTTACTATTACTGTACGTGAGGATGAATGGCTACAAGTAGGTGCATGGGTATATGATAACTTTGATTGGATGTCAGGTGTTTCATTTTTACCGTATAGCGATCATGTCTATAAGCAAGCACCATTTACAGATTGTACAAAAGAAGAATACGAAGCTCTAATTCCTTTAATGCCTAAATTAATTGACTGGTCTAAACTTACAGACTATGAGAAAGAAGATACAACAACCGGTACACAGGAGTTAGCATGCGTCGCGGGCGGATGCGAAATATAATCGGGCGGATGCGAAATATAATTACACCTTGTACTGGTTTATGTGATTTAAATGTTATTAATAATACTTGCTCTAAGTGTGGTCGTACTTCTGTTCAAATAGAAGAATGGATGGTATACTCACATGAAGAGCGGGTAGATATTATAAAAAATATAAAAAGAGAGAATAATGATAGAAAAGGAATATAAATTTACTTGTCAAAATTGTGATAATACTTTTACTATTATAACAGATGAAGACGAGATACCTACAGGATGTCCGTTTTGCGGGTCTAACTTAGAAGAAAATTATGATGAACAAGACAATAATGAAGAAGACGATTAATATCTTATAACATTTACTTTATACCATTTACCATTTATTTGATCATTATAATATTCATCCGTTAATAAAACTTTTCTTATAAACTGTTCATTTACTTCAAGAAAATTAGTTTTTCCTTTAGATTCACATAGGTGTAATATTTCTCTTTTAAATCTAAGAGGATCTAATTTAGATTCTCTTTTAATATAATCGTTTGAACTATAGTATTCTTTCCAATCTGACTCAGACCTAGATTTTCTTGTTTTACCTTTCATTTTCTTTAATGACCAAAAGTATTTACGGCCTATATATTTTTTGTTTTCTTTTAAATCATATATACAGTATACAAAACCATAATATTTCTTAATATCATAACCATCATACACTTCATTATTAAATAACCACGGATTAGTATACATAGTTGCCTTTTATATAAAATATGTTATAATGTATATATAAAGTTATAGTCAAGGAAAGTTTAATGAGAGTATTTTTAGGTCGCTATCCTCGAGGTGAAAAAGAACGTAAAGTTAATATACGTATCGATAATTATGATTTATGGTCTATGGATCATACTCTTTCACTTATTATTTTACCCATGCTTAAAAAACTTAAAGAAATAAAACATGGATCACCATATGTTGACATAGAAGATGCTCCACATATAGGTAAAGGTGAAGAAACTGATTTTGGATATTCAGATGATAAAATTCATGATCGTTGGGAATGGGTTCTTGATGAAATAATTTGGGCTCATGAACAAGTAGTTGATGATGATGATAATAACTATAATATCTACTATGATCCATATGAGCCAGATGAGCCTCTTGAACCTCTTATGAAATTTACTGTTCTTAATGATGACCATACGACGCATGAAGAAAATGCAATCTGGGATACAGAAGACAGTCGACGCAAAATGGGAAAGTTTAATGCTGAAAAATATAAAGCTTATAATGATCGAATTAATAATGGCTTAACTCTTTTTGGAAAATATTATAGAGGACTTTGGGATTAATGAAGCGTCAATCTTTCTCTGCCGTAGCGCGAATATGTGCACTAAAAACACTATATCATGAACTTATAGAAAAAGCTACAGTACCTACAAAACGCAAAGTTCATAATATAGAAAATGCTGCATGGTTTATTAAAAGTGGTCACATTTTTAATAAAAATAATAACATGTATAATCAAATACTTGAAATTTGTAATGAAACTTTAAAAATAAAAAATGATGAATACGTCAACTAAAACAAAGTTTAAGTTTGTAGAGTAGGTAATAAGAAAAAAATAAATTAAAGAATAGGAAAAAGTAATGCTTAATGTAGAAATATATTCTAAAGAAGAGTGTATATGGTGTGAAAAAACAAAAAATATTTTAGAAAATCTTAATATTAAATATAAAGATTATATTTTAAACAAGCACTATACTAAAGAAGAGCTGCAAGAAAAAATACCAGAAGTAAAAACATTACCACAAATTTATGTAAATAATAAACATATTGGTGGTTATAGTGAATTTACAGCTTATATTGAAGAGGTGATTAGTAATTATGCTCATGACATATGAAACTCCAGAAATTAAAAATTTAACAAATAATTTAATTGATATGCTTAAAGTAACTAACGTTGAAGTTATTTTTACAAAAACAGATGGTACAGAAAGAAAAATGAAATGTACTCTTAAAGAAGATATAATTAAACCTTATGAAAAGAAAACCGATAAAATTAAACCTCATAAAGAAGGTGTATTATCTGTTTGGGATTTAGATAAAGAAGGATGGCGTTCTTTTCGTATAGACAATATTATATCTTATTCATATATTAATGATAGAGGGTATTAATAATGGTAGAATTAAATGAATTAAATAAAAAAGCAATGGGTGGTACTGAATTAATGATGTATGGTCTTAAAGATCGTATACCACCTGATCTCTATAATCAATTTCAAATTATATGTTCACGAGTTAGAGAATTAGATGATAATAAGATAAAAATTTATTGGTTACATGATCTTCCATTAGATCCTGAAGCTTCTCATTTAAAAGAAGAAATTAGTAGAAATAAATTTGATCATTTTGTTTTTGCTAGTAATTGGCAATATCAACAATACCGCGATCATCTAGATATACCTTTTGATAGTAAATGTTCAGTTATTGAAAATGCTATTGAACCAATTAAGTACGAAAAAAAATCTAAAGATGAAGTAAGATTAATTTATCATACTACACCTCATCGTGGACTTGAAATACTTGTACCTGTATTTGAATATCTATGTACAAAACATAATAATATTGTATTAGATGTCTTCTCTAGCTTTAAAATATATGGCTGGCCTGAACGCGATCGGATTTATGAAGGTCTGTTTGATCGCTGTCGTTCTAATGCTAAAATAAACTACCACGGCGTTGTTTCAAATGAAGAAGTAAAAGAACATCTTAAAAAAGCTCATATTTTTGCTTATCCGTCCATTTGGCAAGAAACAAGTTGTATAGCTGCTATTGAAGCAATGAGTGCAGGTTGTATGTTAGTACATCCTAATTATGGAGCTTTACCAGATACAACAGGTGGTTTAACAACATCTTATCAATGGGATTCTAATGTTAATGCTCATGCCGGTAGATTCCATTCTATTCTTGATTTTGCTATTGAGGTAGTTAACAGATCTGAAGCACAAGAGTACTTACAATTTATTAAAACATATGCTGACTCAAGATATAATTGGAATAAAATTTCTGGTCAATGGATAGGATTGATGCAGTCATTAATAGAAAAGAAAAAGGGGGCTTAAGCCCCCTTAATTTTTACCTATTATCATAATTTATAAGTGCATTAATATTCTTTGATTTTAATGCGTTTCTAAAATTCCTTGCTAGCTTTCTTTCTTTATCTTCTTTTACTTTATTAAGAGAAACTTTGCGATAATCTTCTTCACTATCATTATAATATGTTTTAATATTTTTTCTTTTCATGTAGGTAACAATCCTGGAAAGGCCTCCTGAACCAGCTTCTTAGTTATATTTTTATAAGGTGATTTTTTATCTTTAGCTGCAATAATAAGCTCAGCTTCTTCTGCATCTACTGTTTCAAGAAGTTCAATAAACATAGCTTCTCGTTTTGCTTTGTTAGGAATAGGCGTTGCGCCTTTTACAAAGTAATTAAATTTGCGTATATTTTTAAATAAAAAGCCAGGATTATCAAATTTACTTGGCTTATAAGGCGGATTACCTTCTGGAATAAGCCACTGCATATTTTCATCAAACATGCAAAGTAATATGTTTCTTACTGCTGGAAAATCGTTTTGCTGGAGAGCAATTACTCTTTCTTTGACTGGTAATGTATCTATCTTCTTTAGTATATAACTTATATTATTCATAATTAAAACTCGTTTATATGTTCCATTAAATTTTTAAGTTTGTGTTCTACAAAGTAATTAAATAATTTTGTTTTACCTACTTCATTTGTTTCCTTATATTTATCGATTACCATTTCTTTAATATTTTTAGGTATTTTAGCTAAGTTAATTAATTGCTCATTACGAGCAAAATTACGTAATATTGCCTCGTCTTTTGAACCTTCTTGCTTAAAGTTATCTAATTTTTTTTGTGTAAGAGGTTTTTGACGTTTACTAGTTACAAAAGTATCATCGTCAGATAGTATATTTGGAATACCATCACCTTGATCCCCTCTACAGATATGCTCATACAAATATGATTCAGGATTACTATCTTTGATCCACTTCTTACGAATAGGATCATATTGCTTTACATTATTATAACCTTGTAACTGTACAAAGTCTTTATCACCTGAAAGAATAAGAATATCTTGTAAATTATATTCTTGACACAGAGATGCTATTACGTCATCTGCCTCTGCTCCTTCTATCTGAATAACTTTATAAGGAAAATTTTCTCTAAGTTCTTTTTTAATTTTATCAAGAGTTAAGAAAATTGTTGACCAATCAAGCTCTGATTGATCTCGTGTTTTTTTTCTATTTGCTTTATAATATGGAAATATTTGACGACGCCAGTAATTCCTATCATCACAGGCTATTACAATATCACCGTACTCACTACTAAACTTAGTATTATAACTTCTAATACTATTAAGAATCATATGTCTAAGCATATTTTCATCTAACTTAGAGTTTAAATGATTACCAAGCTGTTGCATTAAATTAGATATACAAACTTGATTTAAATCTATAATTATCATGGTCTCGCCTCATTTGATATTGTTATATATAAAGATTACTCTTCATCATCCTCATTAACTGAATTAATAATTTTTTGTGCTATTCCATTTTCAGCTTCAAGATCAACAATAGTATCAATTACTTCTTGGAGAAAATGAGGTGCATTAATATACCTATAAAGTGCAGCATTCATAACTTCTGAGATCATTACTAGATCTTTTAAATGACTTCCTTCTACATTTACTTTAAAGCCATAATTTACAAAATCATTAACGATTCGATCTGTAATTTCTGATACTACAACATTAACATAATTTTTTCTTACTTCAAGAATCTTGTTCGTAGCTTCTTCATCTGTTGTAGGCAGGTTATCATTCTTTTTTTTAAACTCTAGAACATTACTCACTATTTAACTACTTTCAATATAATAAGATTTTCATTAGTACGACCATTTGTATCTACAGGCGATGAATTAATATTATCCATAAGCTTGCGTAATGTAATTTTACCTCCAGAGAGTACTTCTTTAAGTACCGTTTCTGTATTACGTCCTATGCGTTTACTTAATGATAATTTATCATCAAACCCTGTAATAGTAGTACGCTTAATAGATAAGCCAGCAGGACCTCGAGCTCTAAGAACACAAAGTATATTATATTTAGTATTAAATGTCCAAAGCTCTTGAACACCTACTATACTAGCTGGATTTACTGACGTAAGTTTAAACTCTTTATTTTCTTTTTGATATTTAAAATGCTTAAGAAGTTTATCAACTGATACTTCTTTCTTCTTACGAGGCGTACGAGCTTTTTTAACATTACCTGAAAAACGCTCACAATCCTCAATAAGTTTAAGAATATATCCCATCTTAACTTTAATATCTGTTTTTGTATAATTTTGATATCCATCATTATTAACAGTTAATACATATACATACTCATCACGAAGAGGCTTATAGTATTCAGCTATCTTCTTAGCATGAGCAGCGGGTATCTCATTTTTTTGAAGCCATTCATAAATATTTACAAGCTCTCCTGAATCTAAAATAGTTTCTATATTACCAATAATGTCTGATAAACGTTCTTTTATTCGATCTTGAATAGAAGGACGCTCAACAACCGTTTTAGGTTTTTCTTCATCAATATAATAACCGATAGCATCCATGATATCATTGTTGACTCTGACCCAATCGTTGACTTGCAGTTCTTCTTTGTTGTTAGTTGCAATACGACAGAGCCATGCTGAAGTCAATGGTAGACGATTATCTGGAATCTTATCTATTGTTTTATGCATTACTTTATCAGTAAAATAATCTTTAAGATACTGTCTTGCTTTATTTCTATCGCACATTACATTATACCAGTTAAATGCACGAATAAGATTTACCTTAGAACTAATAGATACTGGCTCGTCGCCGTAAAACTTTTTATTTACTAGATAATCAGGGGATCTAGACATTTTTATCTTAGCCATAATATTCTCCTATAATTTATAATAGTATATTATTATTAATAAATCAACTGTTGATTTTTATTAAAAAATAAACTACTATATAAAGATGAAAGAGAGCAATAATATGTCACGTACAGAAATACATATGGATTATGAGGATGAGATTATAATATTAGATTTTAATCTTTTAGAAAATATTATTCTTAAAGAGTTAATTGACGAAGGTCTAGATCCCCTAAATAGTAATGATATTATTAGTTTTTGGAAATACAAAGGAATTGATTTAGATAATGCCAACATACTCATTTAGAGATAACATAACTAACAATGAATTTAATGATTTTATGTCTATGTCGCAATTAGACACTTATCTTAAAGAAAACCCACATATAGAACAAACCATAACAGTTGCTCCTGCGCTGTGTGACCCTACACGTTTAGGTCTTAGAAAACCTGATTCTGGTTTTCGTGACATATTAAAGAAAATTAAACGTGAAGCGAATCGCGGTATTAAAAGGAGCACAATTAACACCTGGTAGGACAAACATGCATATTAACGAGGCTTATGACTTAACTATCGAAAACGCTATTTTAACAAGAAGTCAGAGGAAAAAATTAAAAAAAACTAAGCATATTGATCCATTAGAAATAAGACGTCCTTTTATACTTAAGAGTATACTACCAAAGACTATTAATCAAAGTAAAATTTTTAAATTTTATAAAGAAAATAAAAATTTACTACTTCACGGTTTACCAGGAACTGGGAAAACGTTTGTATCATTAGCTCTAGCGCTTAATGAAGTTATAAATGAAAGTAAATATAAAAAAATTATTATCGTAAGAAGTGCAGTTCCAACTAGAGATATTGGATTTTTGCCTGGTAATATAAAAGAAAAAATTAAAGAATATGAAGCACCATATTATGCTATTTGCGCTGAATTATTTGATCGAACAGATGCGTATGAATTTTTAAAAAATAAAGGTATTATAGAGTTTATTCCTACCTCGTTTATAAGAGGTATTACTTTAAACGACGCTATTATAATTTTTGATGAAGTTCAAAATAATACCTTTCACGAATTAGACTCAGTTATTACAAGACTTGGAGAAAATTCAAGAATAATATTATGCGGCGACTATAGACAATCTGATTTAAAATTACAAAATGAAAAAACAGGATTAATTAATTTTATGGATATTCTTCAAAAAATGAAGAGTTTCTATCATATTGAATTAAACGAAGAGGATATTGTTAGAAGTGGGCTTGTCAGAGAATATATTATCTCAAAAGCTAGACTCGGGTACATTTAAAGAATTTAAATATAAAGATATTAAATTAAACTTACCTGAACTAGATGCAATCACTACAAATGAAGGCCGTAGGTATAAAACACCTAACGGCCTTTATCCGTCTGTAACTACAGTATTATCTTTATTAAATAGAGATAGTATTTTAAAATGGCGTGCACGTGTAGGTGAAGAAGAAGCTAATAGAATAACAAAGCAAGCTACTTCAAGAGGTTCATCTATTCACAAATATTGTGAAATGTATTTAAATAATAATAAAAAGTTACTTGAAGAAAATATTATGCCTTTTAATAAAAATAGCTTTTTATCTATTAAAAAGATATTAGATGAAAGTGTAAATAATATATACTGTTTAGAAGCACCTTTATATTCTGATTACCTTAAAGTAGCCGGCCGTGTCGATTTAATTGCTGAGTATAATGGTAAATTATCTATTATAGATTTTAAAACATCACGTAAAGAAAAAACGACAGAAGGTTTACAAGGATATTTTATGCAAACATCTTGCTATGCTGTTATGTTTGAAGAGAGAACTAAAATACCTGTTAAAAACTGTGTTATTATTATTAATAATGACGAGACAGGAACAAATGTGTATCAAGTTGATAGAGACAAATATATATTTGACTTTATTAAGTTAAGAAACAAATATTCAGAAAAGTATAATTTTTGATTACATAAATATCAGATAAATAATCTATAATTTCATATATTGGAGCATCAGCTGATGGCTAGAAGAGTTATTCAAGACACTTATTACACGTTTAATCCGTCAACAAAAACTGTTGTTATCCCTAAATTTATTCCTCAAGAAAGAATTATTACGTTAGTTAATACAACTACCAATACTGTTCTTTATAACTTTGCTGATGTTAATCTAGCTGTATCTTCTTATACCGCTAATTCTACAGCTTATACAACAACAATTATTTTAAATACAAATATAAGCACAACTGGTATGGTATCAACTGATGCTATACAAATAGTAGTTGACGAAATTAACGAATATTTTACACCTGCAGAAGCACTGCTTGATCCTGTAGGTAAAATGAGAGTCAGTACTCCTCAGTCACTTATTGATACTGACTTTGAATACGGCCTTCAATCTACAAAATGGGAGTCTCTCTTCCTTAATAATAATAGACCTTCTTTCTTTTCAGAGATGTCACTTAATCTTCCTGTTTCTAATGTTGCAGTAGAAACTAATAAAAATATAGTTACAGTTACTGCTAATGCTGCATTAGGTTCAGGAACATTAAATACATCTTTAACAAATACATCAGTTACAGGTTTAGGTACATTATTTACTACACAGCTTAACTATGGCGTAGCTCTTTATGCCAACGGACAAGGTAACTCATTTATAGGATTAGTTGCCGCAGTTGCAAATAATACTTCATTAACTTTACAATCTAATAGTGTTATTAATGTTGCTTCAAACGGATTTTTTACATTACCGGTTACAATGCCTACTAATGGATCCCCATTTATAATACAGGATACTTTATTTCCGCCTGCAAACGGTCCATTCTTAGTTGATAATACAAATGAGCCTGATAATTTTACATTTACATATACTTCAAGATCTGCTTATACCGGTACTAATACTTCTATATACGATTCAGCTATTACAACTGCTTTTATTGGAGGTTTTTTCTCAGGAGCTGCTTATAATGTGGCTACAGTTAATACTACCCCTAGCGGCCCCAGCCTTGCTTCTTCAAATCAATTATTTGTAACGACAAACGGACCTCATGGTCTTACAATTGGCAATCCAATTTATGTTACTAACGGCACAGTACTTCCTATTGGATCTAATAGTATTAATGGATCATTTACAGTATCTACAATTTTATCAAGCAACGTTTTTGTTGCTAATCTTGCATCTGTTACTAATGCTTTTTCTAACGGTATATACGCTATTCCTACAATATATCCAGGAGCTGCTGCGCAGTTCACTCATAGATCATATGATGGTGGTGTATATTTTACAACCGGTACTACATAATCAAATCAGCAAGCAATAAGACAAACAAGAAGAGTGTTTAGATACCAGGCCGGTAAAGCAATACAAATGTCTACTGCTTCTCTTTTAAAGCCTGATTTTCAAATAGATAACGCTAATAACGTAAACTTTGGTACTGGAAATCTAGTTCTTATTACTACAAGAACTCCTCATAATTTAACTGTTGGCGCTAACGTTTTTGTTTATTATAACAGTCAAATAAACGTTAATTTACAAGAAAATGATACAGCTTACACCGGAACATTTGCAGTGACAAACGTAGTAAGTACATTTGCATTTAACTATGTTTCTCCTACTGCACCTAGATTAAATCCTG